TTATTTATGTTGGCAACGCTGAAGTTTCGCCACCTGCAGTAGGTTCTGGTGTAGGTACTCCAGGCGTTTCACCGCCGATAGGAGGAGGGGCACCGCCGGGACCAAGAGGTGGAGGAACATCTCCCCCGGGAGGAACTCCTGGTCCAACCTCACCACCAACAGGAGGCACCGCACCAGTACCGGATGCCCAGTCTGCGCCACCACCGCGGATTTGATCTAATTCAAATTGTAACGCTGCATCCTTTCTTAACCATTCCCTATTAGCTTTAATCTGCTCATCCGTCCATCCCAGATATTCTTTCTGTCCGTATCCTTGTGATATAGATTCGTTACTCCCAACATTAGTAAAGTTATTCAATTTAAGATCCATTATTTGTTGTCTCCGTAATTCAAAATAATTACGAGGCGGTGTAAATACTAAATCAAATACATTCTCTCTTAATTCAAAATTCTTCCACATGCTTTTTAATTTAAGATGTGTAACAAATGCATCCTTTAATCCAACTGCAAATTGATGCTGAAGTCTAACGATAAAATTCGCAAACTTTAATTCCTCTCTCAATACATTTGCATCGGCACTATATTGAGAGTTCTCAGAATCAACTCTATTAGTTGGCACTTTAAGGGCTTTATATAATTTTTTAACAAAATAATTTAAATCGTCTAACTCACCCAAATTTGCGCCGCCTGGTAAAGTTTTAACTTCTGTACCATTACTACCTTCTCTCTTTGGAAACCAATAGGCATCTAACATTGATTGTGGATTAAATGAATCTACTCGTTTACTCTCATCTAAACTAAACGTTTTCTTACTCCAATAATTTTGCATCAAGCGACGAATATAGCCTTCAGCTTTAGGAGTACTCATATTACCGACATCAACATTAAACACTAAACGCTCCGGGGCTCTTACTAACCGATATATAATAATTGAATCTTCAATTAAAGATAACTGCCTATAAGCTCTTCGTGCGTTCTCAATAAACGGAATCCTAAAAGTTTTATTTTCATTCCATGTACCAGAATTGATATATGTAACCTGATTCTTTTCCATTGGAATGAAATCTTTATCCTGCATAGAGTTAAATTGCTCTTCAGCTTCTTTATGATGTTTAGCCTTTCTAAGTAAATAAGCTTTAATGTGCATATTTTGAAAATTATCATATACAGGATCTATAGCTTGGACTGGGACACTTAAAACACCGAGTATACCTTCTTTAATATGCTTTTCATGTATAATATTTTCAAAATATAATTCACCATCTACTAACATATTTCTTACATACTCCCAACCTCTTTCTTTTATATCAAACAAATTAATAAATTTTTCAAACTCTTCTGTAATTTGTTTTTTTACTAACGGATCAAAATCTGCCACACCCCTTAAATTCAAGTTAATTATATTACCATGTTCATCCTCATTTAAAAATTCATCACAGATTTCATCTAACGCATCAGCAACTTCGGCAAACTGGGCCATTGTTCTGTAATCTCTTATACGTCTATATTTGTCTACGTCAAGAGTAGCATACATTAGCTCGTTATACATTCTATCAGCTAAGAATGATCCTATAGGATGATCAGATCCACCGGTCTTAGGAGCAAGAATAGAATGCTGTGCTAATAATTCTTTACGTAGAGACCCTGCTTTATAGAAATCTTTAAACTTAGGATTCTCCGCAGTTACATCATCTATAATTGCTCCAGGAGATCTATAGGGTAAATTATTTTGAATAAATTTTTGTAACCCTCTACCGAATGTACCTTTTTGTCCGTCTGCCATGTTAATTTATTGTTATTGTTGTGTTTATATCATTTGCTAACGTTGTAAACCCAGCTGCATTAATTGGTACTATATCTATAATACCAGTTGCAGTTAATTCTGGGAACGCAACAGACATACTATTATAGGTATTTAATGTATAAGTTCCAGCGCTTGTACCTGTAGTTAAGAAAAACCCACTTATCCTCGGGGAAAATAATAGATTACCACTACCCGTATCCGATGCGAACGGGAGATCACTAACAGCAGAAACACCAGTCGTATAATCTGATAACCCATGACCAAGGGTAAACACATCCAGAAGTTGTTCTGAGCCGCCGCCAAGCTTACCTAATGGTAACTGACCGTCGTCGTGCTCACCTGGTGCCAGGTCGTCTAATATTTGTATCTCGAGACTATTTCCAGTTATTCCTTTTATATCATATGTAATTGTAAACGATGATAATTCAGATGTAGCTGTCATAAAGCTACTAAGGAATGAATGTCTATTAATAGCAGTGACCATTCTTGAAGAGATTATACTACCATCAGTACTTGGCTCGATATGTGAACCGGCTGCGATAGCATTGTCCCAGGCAGCTGATGCATCGTCCGTGCTTAACGTTACTTTAATAGTGGTAAGAGGGCTCTGCTCGGTATTCAATCCCCATGTTCCGTCACCCTGCGTAAACCAAAAGAAATTATAATCGTGGAGGCCACCCAACACTGTATGAGTAATAGTACCGCCAGTTTCGGCAATGACCTCGAAAGTACCTGGTGGTGTATATGAGCCATGGCTGCCTGAATCTGCATCGTATGCTGATATAGTAAAAGTCTTACTTGCGTATGTAGACCCAGATGCACTTAACATCAAATAGTCTAAAGAGTCAAAATTATACCCTTCGAATGTTCTAGATCCAGAAAAACCGCAAGCAAGAGTTGTATATGTATTTCCGCCGGTAAATTCTGGTCTACCTGAAAGCTCTCTATGATCAAAATCACCTGTTTCAGTAACACTGGTCAAAGTTGAATCGTATTTTATAAACTTACTCATAATCAAATGTATTTACCGGTATGAAGTCTTGATCAATAACATATATGTTTTTAGTATCTTCCGTCGGCGGGCCTTTAAACAACCAACCTTTTATTGTAAACGCCGTATTAGCAATAACTCTTGCAGGTTGAGTTCCTGATACTTCAATAGGATATTCCAAAGCTAAATTACCATCCCATAATATTTCAGTTCTAATTTCAAGATTATCTTTTAAATTTTGAGTTGTTGGGACTGGCCAACTTATAACTATATATGGATTACTATACGGAACAAAATTACTCAAAATTTGATCCATATCAGTTTGAAACTTTGTCATTATAGACATACTAATACCTACATCAATAGGAATAGGTGTTTGTAGCCAATCAGAATCAAAAGCACCAGCACTAACTGACGGAGCTTTTGTATAATAAAATCCAGGTATCTTATTAAAAACTCTTTCTGGATCTCTTGCGATAGAAGTATAATGAACAGCAATTGTCGGAAGCTTTAAGGACTGAGCCTTATTAACTATATCGTGAAGAGCTCTTTCTTTCGGTCCATAATAAAAGCCTACTTTAATTTGATCAACAACTGCTTTTCCTTTATTATATCTATTAATAATAATACTATTAAAAGCAGTAATAAACTGCCGAATCATATCTTTTAGCTCAAAACCATAATATTGGTTTTTCATTATAAATATTTATTAAATAAAACGGTCTAAAAAATACTCTGGTAGCAAAGTTCTATACTCCGGTAACAACTTTCTTATGCTGCCAGCGTCAATAACATATGTAGTACTGTAATCATTTTCATCCCTAGTACACCTTCCACACTGCTGAATAAACGTAGTAAACATTTTATTTGTATACCATTTATAATCATTTTTTGACATCTCTTTTACTCTTACATCTCCTAAATCTGGCCACGGGCATTTAATAATAATACAAAACCGAGACGCATCTCCTTTTAAATCAACTCCGAAATTTAATGACGGGCTCGCTAAAACAGTAGGCTTAGAACTGTTAGAGTGTTCAGATAATATGTCTATATTATCTTTATCACCTTTTATACGGTATAATACTCTATCATTTTTCAATTGATCTTTTAACTTCGAAGTTAAGACATTTGACTGAGTGTGAATTAATCCTTTCACATCCTTATGTTCCTCTAAAATTTCCTCCACGCACTTAACTACCTTAGGAAAATATCTATCAATATTCTTTTTTGAAAGTTGAAACGTACCAAATATAATCGGAGAAAGGACTGGGTCAAATGATGAGGGTAGGTCTATATATTTAAAATCCTGTTCTGCTACTCCGAGGTTTCTCATGACACGCCTATAATCAACAAACGTAGCAGACATAAAAAGAACCTTATCGGCATATTTAAATAAGTGCTGTGCTAGCACATCAATTTTTTTAGGTATTAATTGTATATATTTTTTATTATAAATAAAGGTCTTATTAATAATATATTCAGATTGTTGCCAGGTGTCGATAACAAGAGACAAATCTCCTTTTAAATCAGCAATAAATTTAAATTCTTTTTTTACCGTATCGCTAATTGTATCAGAATGCTTTTCAATCATTCGAAGTACCTCAACATATCTTCCTTCTAATTCACTTTGTAATTTAATTAAATTATTATAAAACCGTTTCCTGTTAGATGAATACAATAAACTAAAACTATACTTGTTTAATTTATTCAATTCAATACTACAGCTAAACCGACTAA